GACGGGTGCGACGGTCGCGCGGTTCGAGATCCAGTTGGGGGCGGAATATCTGCGGCGGGCAGGGTTGGATACGGTTGAGGCATGGGGCATAGGTGATGACATGGGAAAGGTCGTTTACGGAAGGTTCGCGAAACAGGTCTTTCGCGATTCGGTGAGTGTCGAGCGGTGGGACGAGATTCCGGCGCGGCTGCGTCACTACGCCGTTCTCTGGCGGGATGGTGTCGACGTGCGGTCGTTGTGCGCGGAATCGACCTTCCACCGGGTCGCGAATCGTTTGCTTGCCTGCGGGTTTGATATTCGGGTCCCGTGCAACGTGCAGGCGTTGACGCGGGTGGTTCGGCAGGTGGAAGTGCGTCAGGTGTCGGCTCTGGCGGCGTAGGTCCAGTGTTCCACTGCAAGCCTGGGCGGCTTGCGGGGGCGCAATGGTGCGTCTCATTCCACTTTGGAGGTGTTGTCATGCTCAAGAAGATTGGCGGCGTTGTCGTCTCGTTTGCGCCGCTGAGCGCGTTCGCTGCTGTTCCGGCTGCCGTCGATACGGCTCTCGGTGGCATCCAGGCCGACGCTACCGCGGTCGCGACGACCATGCTGGTCGTGGTTGCGGCTCTTGCCGTGTTCGCGTTCATGCGTCGTCAGATCCACTGATCGTCGCTTGCTTGCGGCCGCTGCGGCGGCCGCTTGTTCCCGGGGGGCGCAATGGGTTACTTGCAGGGCACCGTCTGTTACGACACTTGGGCAGAGTGGCAGGACGCGACGTACACCGCTGTGCCTCCTTCGTACACTCCGGGGTCGACCACTTACGAAACTTGGCTGGCCAAGAGTTCCGGCGTGTGGAACGTCTGCCGGGCGGAGTTGAGTAGCACTGGCGTTCGGTCGGGTCAGTACTGCGTTGCGGCGCCTCCTTTCACTTCGGCCACCGTGCCGACGTGTGACGTGTCTACGCCTCTGGTGGACGGGGGTGCTATGGGCTTCCTGGTGCTGCTTGTGCTGCTGGCGGGCTGGGGCGCGATCAAGGCCAAAGAGCAAATACGATGATCAACGGGGGCCGGTACGGCTGCTACTCGGCGCTGATCAAGACTCCGGTCAACGGCAATTACACCGTCGGCTACGGGGTGGATTTCAACTATCTGGTGAACGGCGGTTCGTCGACGCCTTTCACTCGTCCGCGCAGCGACACGTGTGGGGTCAAGCTGGGTTTCGGGTTGCCGCAGCCGGATATTGTCATCGGTGGGCTTGAACCTGCGACGGTCGGGTATGCGGGCTTCGGGTTCGTCGCACTGGCGTTGGCCTACGTCGCTTTTCGGATGATTCTAAGATGAGCTTGATATTTCTGCAGTTTGTCGGCTTCTGCGCGGTAGCGGGATTCGGTTTGGTCATCGTGAGCCGGCTGTGATGGTGCGAGTTCTGCGGGGCCTGCTGGGGTTCGCTTACGGTGTGCTGCTTGCCTGGGTCTGGCTGGTGCCTGATGCACTAGCGGAGGCGATACCGGCGACGCCTTCGACGGGCGCGGTGGCGCCGACCACGGAGAAATTCCGGGGCAACTACAACAATGCGACGGATCAAACCAGTCTCTCGGCGGCGGTGGCGCAGTGTACGGCGAGGCACGGCGCGTCGTGGTGCACCGTCTGCAATTCCAGCAATATGGGCTGGGGGTATCGGCATAACCTGAGTTCGGGCAGCGGCTGCGGTGGCACGTATTACGGGATCGACCAGACTCTTACTTGTCCTGCGGGGTCGACTCTGACTGCTCCGGGTGGTGCGGGGCAAGCGGCTACCTGTGTCGGTTCGACGGGCGGTTATACCTGTCCGGCGAATCAGAATTGGACGCTTCAGGGCAATCAGTGTGTCCGGGCGGATTGCCCGATGGGGTATCGCAAGCCTGACGGGACGTGCGATCCTTGCCCGGCTGGCAAGTACGCCGTGCGTGAGCTTGCGGGCCATCTCGGGGCCGACGATAGCGCGCCTCGGTGGGGTTCGCCGTTCGAGCTGAGCTTGTCCGGTAGTGGGGCTTCTGTTCCCGATTCGGTGTGTCATCAGGGGTGCACGCTCGATCTGGCTGGCGGGGACCTCAACTTCGCAGGTAGCGGCGGGCCGTCTGGGCAATGGTCCTGGTTGGGTGCGCCCAAGTTCAGCGGAGCGACGTGCTCGGCGTCGTCTGCTGATCCGGTTGCGGTTCAGCCGAATAGCCCGGAGGCTGCTTGCGTTGCGGCCGGCCAGGGCTACGGGACCGTCAACGGGACGGTCGTCTGCGTGCCGCAGGTCGATACCAAGCGGCGGGAAGTCAAGGAAGTGACTGGTCCGGCTGGCGGGAAAACGGTCACGATTGAGAATCAGGTGTGCACGGGCGGTTCGTGCACGTCGACGACGACGGTAACGCACTCCGGGGGCGGTGCGGCCGGCGGGCAGGCTGACGGGTCGTCGACGTCGTCGTCGGTCGGTGGGAGTTCGACGAAAGGCGATGGCAGTTCGGCTTGCGAGGAAAACCCGTTCTCGGCTGCTTGCCTGGGGAACGGGGCGACTCAGGAGGGGCTGGGCCAGGGCGATGGCGGCGGCGGCATCACTAGTATCTCGCCGGTCAGCCTGCCGGGCGCTGCGGTGTGTCCGGCTGACTTGCAGCTACCGCATGGCGTGACTCTGCCTTTCCGGCACGCGTGCGAATTCGCTGTCCTGGTGCGTCCGTTCGTGCTCATCCTGGGTTGGCTGAGCGCGGGCTTCTTCGTCGTGGGAGGGCTGCGCAGTGGGTAATCTGGCTGCCTTTCTGATGGCAATGGCCGGGCCGCTTGCGGCTCGGGTGCTGGTGTCGATCGGTGTGGGAATCCTGACTTATGAGGGGGTGATTCTGGTTGCTGGCCAGATCCAGACTCAGGTCGTGAGCTTGTGGGGTCAGCTACCGTTGGCGGTGACTCAACTTGCCGCGTTGTCGGGCGTTTCTCAGGCGTTGGGGATCATGATCGGGGGGATTGTCGCGCGGGCGTCGATCTATGCGGCCGTGCGGCTTGGTTTGCTGCCGGGTATCACGCCATGAGGCATGCGGGGGTTTCGCAGGGTCTTACCTTGGTGACTGGTGCGACGGGGTCTGGTAAAACCGCTCTGGTTGTCGATTGGTTGCGGCGGGTCCGGGGTCGTCGGGTGCTGGTTCAGGGGATTCCCGACTTGTTGGTCGAACATGAGCCGGCGCCACCGGTTGCGGAATGGTGCGAGCTTCGGGCCAGCGAAGAAGATCCAGATCTGAGGCTGCCGTACTTCAAGCTCCCTGCGGGGTGCTTGCTGGTGGTCGATGAGGCGCAGCGCGTCTATCCTGGGCGTTCGGTGGGCTCTCGGGTGCCCGATCACGTCGGGGCGCTGAGTACCCGTCGACACGTTGGGGTAGACATCATCCTGGTTACGCAACATCCCGGCTTGCTGGATTCTGCGGTGCGCAAGCTCGTGAACCGTCACTATCACGTGCATTCGACGCCCTACGGGGCGCGTTTGCTGTTCTGGGAGGGTGCTGTCGGCTCGCCGGATGATGCCAGTTCTCGGAAGGTGGCAGAGCGGGTTCGCTACGCTCCGTCGCGTGAGGTTTTCGGGCTGTACAAGTCTGCGGAGGTGCACACTGATCGGGTCAAGCGGGTTCCTCGGGCAGCGATCGTTGCGGGGTTCCTGGTTCTCGGTTGTCTGGCGGGCGCTGGCTACGTGTGGCATCGGCTGGATTCTCGGCAGGATGAGGCGACTGCCAAGGTGGAAAGCTCTCCGGCTGGCGGTAGTGCTCCGGCGGCATCGCAGGCCGGGCGCGATCGGGCGTCGGCTGGCTACATTGCGGACCGGGTTCCTGAAGTACCCGGGTTGCTGCACACTGCTCCGGCCTATGCGGAGCTGGTCAAGCCTGCGGCGGTTCCCTATCCGGTCGGGTGCATTCAGTCTGCGCGGTCGTGCCGTTGTTACGATCAGCGAGGGGGGGTCTATCCGGCTTCGGTCGAGCTTTGCAGGCAGTGGGTCGCGAGTCCGTTCTTCCGGGATTGGATTGCCGATGATGTCGGTGTGGTTCAGCCGGCGTCGTATCGCCAGGAGGGCGGGCGGTCGGGTGGTCCATCGGGCGGGATTATCCCGGCGGATGCGGGCGCCGGCGTTTCTGAGGTCAGCCAGCGGGGGGCGGCGACAGCGGCTGCGCCGCTGGCGGCGCCGACCTCTGGCTTGCTGGCTGGGCGTCTCGGCGGCGGCTCTGGCGGGGGGGTGGTAAGTCAATAACCACGTGGTCTAGTGTGGTTATTCCACTTATGCGCAAGGCATATGTGAATAATGCGGATGGTATATGCCATTGTCGCACCAGGTGGATCATCTTTCCGTTATAAAACAATAGCTTACGACTGCAAGCAAATGCTGGGCCAGCTTGCGTCGGTGTCATATTCCCAGGTGGAAAGTAAGTTAGCAGTTAAACGATTGTTTGAACTGCGGCTGCTTGTTGCTTGCGGGCGGGTCGGTTTGGCGGCGGTGCGGGGCGGTGTTTTCGTTCCGGCGACAGCCGGCTACGGCCGTAGGCCGCACAAACAGGGCTGGCGTGAGCCAGACCTACAGACCAGGCGGGTGCGGTGCCAGGGCTCGGCCCTATTCTGCTTGCGGGTGGATCTGTCTGGCGGCAGGGGTGAGCGGTCGGTCGGCGCTGGTGCTCGAACGCGGCCGGTGCGGTCGTTCTGCGGCGGCGTCGACCGTGTCCTGTAGACCGCTTCTGCGCTTCCTTTACCTGGGCTTTCCGGCGGCGGCGATCTGCCCCTGTGCGCTGTCTGCAGTCGGGGGGGGACCCCGCTTGCGGGGGGGGCGACTGCGGTTTGACAGCGCGGCGCAGCCATTGGCTATGCGTTGGCTGTCTGTCGGTTTCATGATTTCTTGCAATCGTGTTTCGGTATTCGATAGCTATGGGCTAACGTAACTCCAAATTATACGAAGTCCAGCGTCATAGAGTTTCCCGCTTGCGCCAGAAATCAGCCCGGCTTCTGGCAGCAAAATGTCGGTAGAAATCCACGCCAGCGTGCACGCCAGGATTACCAGCAGGGCGGCACGCGAGAGAAAAGACCGCCAGAATGCGGCGCGTTCTGGTCGCTTCTCCTTCTGACTTTCCAAATCGGCTAGAACGCCCACCGGGTCTAGGTTCAGGGCGATTGCGAGCTTCATGACTATGTAATTGTCTGGCCATTCCTTGCCGCTGCGGTAGGCGCTGATCCGCTGCTTACTGACTTCCAGCCGGCGGGCCAATTCGTAGTCGCTAGTGATTCCCATTGCCTTCTGTGTGGCGTCCAGATACTCGGCAGTGCGCATTGTGGTTACTCCTACTGCGTGGGTTGCACTTTCATCGTAGTCCGATCTGGCGTTCTTGCAAGGTCCGATTTTTCGGAGTAGCTTTGCGGCTGTCCGAGTTTTCGGACCTTTAATCAACCAGCAAGGGGCAAACAAATGTTACGAGTGGAAATCAGCAGTGCGGAAGTCGTCACCAAGTCGGGCGTGAGCCAGCGGACCGGCAAGAAGTACAGCATTCGCGAGCAAGAGGCATGGGTGCATACGTGCGACAAAGAGGGGCGTGTCCGTCCTCATCCTGAGCGGGTCGTTGTGAGCCTGGATGATGATCAGGCGCCCTACCCGCCCGGCAGCTACACCATTTGCCCGTCGTCGTTTCTCGTGGATCGGTTCCGCATGCTCGATCTGCGTCTCCGGCTGCGGCCGGCGAACTCTGCCACCGTTGCAGCGACGAGGTCTGCGGCATGAACGCGCCCGAGGTCGTGAACGTGACTGTGCGGCCTGTGGATGAGTTCTCGCTGACTCATCCTGATCTGGTGGCGTTGGGTGTGATTGCTCGCAAGCAAGCTCAACGGCTGGCCAAGGCATTTCCGCGTGAGCTTCGGCGCGCGTACTGGCGGGGCTTCGTCGAGGGCTGCACTGGTCGTTGCCTGGATGTCGGGGATTTCTCGCCGGATGAGCACGTCGCCTATGTGTGCGGCGGCATGGACGGGTCGGAGTGGGCACAGTGAGCGACCATGCCCAATGTCTCAACTGCCGGCACGCTCGCAAGCCGACTGCGCCGGCCAGGGGTCAGGTCTTGTGCATTCGGGTTGGCACTCTTGCGGACGCCACCGGGTACTGCGCGGGGCATCAGCCGTCGGACGTGGCGCGGCGGATTGCCGATGCTTTCCGTCCTGCGGGCGGTTCTGAGGCGGTCCGGTCGTGATGCGTTTCGGGCTGCAGGTAGTTGCAGTGGGTAGTACCACTGCAACTAACTCTCACAAGTGAGAGTTTCGGACGTGGAATCGGTCTGCTGCGACTGGTTGAGCTTGGTTCATACCTACCCGGAGGGCGCCGCGATGCGTGAGTCCGGGCGGGTGCTGAAGCTCGATTCCGATGGTGTGCTGGAGTGGCAGTCTCAGTGCTGGGATTCGATCAGTTGCGCGTCGAGCGAAACGGCGGTCTTTGCGCGTTGCGACGGTCGGACGCTTCGGATCAAGGGCAACGTCGGTCGGTTCGGGCGGCCGGATAACCTCCGGGGGTATTCGGTCGCCCATTGCGCGGAGCGTGCGCGCACCTTGTTGGAGTTGGGCGGTTTCGAGGTCGAGGGGTTCGGCGTTGCGGGCTCTCGGTCCGAGTTCGGGCGGCTGGGGACGGTGATAACGCGGGTCGATCTGGCGGGCAATTACGAGGTCAGCGATTACGCCGGCTTGTGCCATGCGATGTCTGTTCGTCGGATCGGGCGGATTCTGCCGATCATGGGGAAGTATGGGCCGACGTGGGGCTACGGGGCGAAGCGCGGGGGTTGGTTCCGGGCAAAGCTGTACGACAAAACGGCGGAGCTGGCGGGCCGGAAGCGGGTTTCGACGGGTGCGACGGTCGCGCGGTTCGAGATCCAGTTGGGGGCGGAATATCTGCGGCGGGCAGGGTTGGATACGGTTGAGGCATGGGGCATAGGTGATGACATGGGAAAGGTCGTTTACGGAAG